CTCGACATTAAAGTTGCCAACTTGGTTGACGACGAGCGAGTAACTGACGGAAACATCTCTTTCGAAACTCTTCTCGGTGGTGTTGTACGAGTAATCGTATCTCGCAACTTCGGCGCAAGCATGGGCGCTATTACTCACGCTGCTCTTTCTGGCACAACTGAAATCACTTCTGCTAAGACATCTTTCATGATGCTTCCTAGCTCAGTATTCATGTCACCTGTATCTGTTCCTAATCCCGTTGCTGTTGACCGCAATGAGAACGTAGGCATGGGTGCTGGCCGAACTACTGCTTGGTACCGTTGGGGATACGTTATGCACCCACGTGGATACTCTTTCGGTGGTACTGATACTGCTTTCGCCACTAACGCAGCATTGGCCGGTTCTGCCGCTACTCCTGCTTGGGTCCGTAAAGCTGACCTTCTTAACCTTGGTATCCTGCCAATCTTCCACGCTTAAACAATCTAGGAGTAACTTATGGCATTAGTTAAAGGTCAGAATTCTTATGTAACTCTGAGTGAAGCCGACAGTTACTTCGATGATCGTGTGGACGTTTCTGCATGGGTAGAAGCGGGTGAAGAACTAAAAGAGCAGAGTTTGGTTACAGCCACACACTTGCTTGACGAACTCCATTGGGAAGGTCAAGTAAGGGCTGATAGTCAAGCTCTCTCGTTCCCTCGTATTGGGAGCTTTCGAGACCCCAGTCGAGGCGTTCGAGTTCAATTCTCTAGCTATACGTTTACCGATGGTAACAATGAAGCAGAAGTAGGTCTTGCAAGAGATATACGTCTACTTCGTAGAGCAACTTACGAGTTAGCTTACCACTTAGTAAATAACAATGGCCTCCTAGACAGAACAGGGTCTGTTACTAACATTAAGGTCGGTTCTATCGCCTTAACAGAAGTAGTAGACGCTGCTGCTTTTCCTAGGACTATCAGGAAGATAGTAGAGAGAATGCTAAAGAATCAAGGATCTAAATACTGGCGAGGTTGGTAATTATGTCACTACGTGCAAAGATTACTAGCGCAGTTGAAACAGCATTCGCTAAAGTTGGTGATCTGGCTGAAACTGTTACTTTGAAAACAACTACTTCACAATCTTATGATTTTGGGACAGGAAGTGTTTCCTCCACTGTAGAGGAATCGTCTGTTGTTGCAATTATTTTATTTGCAGAGCAAGACCCCACGGCAGAGGTTATATCCTCTCCCCGAAAAGAAGTATTGATCAAAGAAATAGATTTACCAGAACCCAAAGTTTTCGATGTTGTAACTATCGCTACACAAGATCACACAATTCTATCGTATAAAGTCGAACCCGGATTAGTTACTTTATTAGTAACGGAGGTATAATATGAGTAAATATGTCGATATACTAGCTGACATTGAAGGGCAATTTAACCTTCAGCAATGGAAAGCTTTAAATATATCTGCCTTCCCTGCTAATTTCCGTATACCTAAAGATCTATCCGAATTTGTTAAGTTGGAAGTATTACCTCTGCGTAGTAATACCGACTATGGCCGATTTGGGATTGAAGGTATTGTCTATGTACAGATATACGTTCCTGCGAATCAAGGCTTAAAGCGTTTGATGGAAATCGCAGATACACTAGATAGCTTATTAGAAAACAAAACTATGTTTGAAGGTACTACCACTTCGGAAAGTACCATGCAAGTATTAGGTTTGGATACTGATAACCCAGATCTCTTTCGTGGAGACTACGCTATCGATTTCAAATTTTACAATTAATTATTGAGGTTAACCACAATGGCACACATTACATCTATCGGTGCGTCTAAGTTCACTACTTTAGACTACGTACCAAACACTGCTAACGACGCAAACAGCGTTGCTGCAGATCTTCACGGTCTGTTCTGTGCAAACAGTGCAACCATTCTAGCTACTCAAACAGCTACTGATGAAACTGTTCAAGCAGCCGTAGTTCACGTTGGAAACATCCGTGAATTCCCAAGCTTGGGTACTCCCGCAAACATCGTAAACGTTCCTGTTTATGGTCAAGCTTCTAGCTCACAGGTTTCTGGCCAGTCTGATGCTCCTACTTTGGAATTCACTCTGAACTACGTACCTTCTAGCCACGCTGATCTGGACGTTCTCCGTAAAGCAAGCACTCGTCTTTGCTTCCGTGTACGTATCTCTGATGCTGACATAGCTTCTGACGCTGCTGGCGTATTGACTGCTGATAACGCAGACAAGTTTGCTGACTTCTTTTTCTTCGGAACTGTTGCATCTTTCGAAATCGCTCCATCTTTGAGTGATTCCTTGCAAGCAACTGTTGCTGTAACTATTGAAGGCGACTTCAACGGTCCTTTCAGCTTAGAAGCAGATAGCTCTACCTCTACTTATGCATTACCTGCGTAAATAGAATACAGAATGGGAAGGGGGCCTTCGGGTCTCCTTATCCCTTTTATATACAGGATAATAAAATGTCAGAAAATAAATCACCCTTCGACAAAGCATTTGTACTGAATACTACAATGCGTAACATGAAAAAAGATATTGATTTCTCTTCACGAAAAACCTTTGAACGTTATAAGGACTTTGCTGATGAGACTAGCAACGAAGATTTGGCTAAGAGACAAGAGATATTTGAAACTCTTGATGTGCTAAACAAGATGCATAAACTACTGGATGAATTCCAGACCCACAACAAACATTTATTTGAAAGATAAGGAATACTAAGATGAAACAATTTGTAGGCAAGGTACAAACTAAGAAAGCTCCATTCATGGATGGAGAAGTGGAAATTAAGGTTCTTACAGTAGGCGATGCTCGTCTTATTGAAGAAAAGACTAAGGAACTCAACGGTAAAAAGAAGAAAGATGAAGGCGATCAGCTTGAGCTTCTTCGATACGTTATCCGAACTACGGTTATCGGAGCGGAAGAACTTACTGATGAAGAACTAGACGGTTTCCCAGTATCAGAATTAACTAAGCTATCCGAAGCTATCATGAATTTCGGTGGTGAAGACGCGGGAAAAGAATAAGCGAGTCCGACTTGTGGTTGTATGACTTGGCATTTCACTTGGGCACACCAGTGTACAAGATTGAACAAGAGATGCCTGCACAGGAATTACACAAATGGGCTAAGTACTTCGAAGCACGACCAATAGGGTGGCGTGAGGATAATAGAACATCATACTTACTTTCTGCACAAGGTGTGAAAAGAACAGGTGATGAGCTGTTTCCTTCGCTTGCCCAGATTAAACGTTGGGATCAAGATAGAGAAGATGAAGACGTTATGCGCTCTACTCTCAAGAGATCAGTGTTCGGAGCATTATTGGAAAAGGCTCACAAAGAGGATTAATTATGGCAGTCAGTGTTAAGATAACAGGTATAAACCAAACATTCAAAGATCTGGATTCAGAGCTTATTAAGTTTGTGAATACAGCACAAAGAGCAAATGCATTTCAAGCGGTATCTGCTTTACAGATCACTACTCCGGTAGATACTGGTCGTGCGAGAGGATCTTGGCACTTAAGCCAAATTGAAAATAACTTGCGAGATGCCGGAAACGGTGGTCCCGCTGTGAGCTTACTCGGTCCAATTCCTGACAGCAAGGTCGAGGCTCTATACATTACTAATGGTACACCATATATCGAAGATCTAAATGCGGGAACCTCTTTGCAGGCTCCTCCTAGATTTATCGAGAAGACCCTTAGCAAATACTTTAGAGTGTCAGGTAATAGCATTAAAGTTATTAAAAATTAAACAAAGCCCTATGATGGTACTCCCTATATTTGGGTATTATTCATGGGGCTTTTTAACGACTAGGAGAAATCATGGCTCTAGAAATAGAAGTAAAAAGTAATTCCAGACAAGCCAGATCAGACCTAGACCGCCTGAATAGGTCAGTAGATAATATATCTAAGACCACTTCAAGTATGGCAAGAAACCTACAGCGCTCAGTTGCAATCATCGGTACAGGTATAGCCGGACTGGTAGCTGCTAAGGGATTAACAAGTGTAGTGGATAAGTTCACTAATATTGAGAATAGGATTGCACTAGTTACCGGACGTACAAAAGAACTAACAACTACGTTCGCAGACTTACAACAGGTGGCCATACGGTCTAGAGGCTCGCTAGAAGGAATAGCGGATCTTTATAACAGATTAGGCAGATCATCCAGAGACCTCGGTGTCTCTAACAAAGAAATTATTGCAGTAACCGAATCAATCCAGAAAGCTATTGTTATCTCTGGTTCATCAGCAGAATCCGCTAATGCAGCTATTATCCAGTTAGGTCAGGGTTTGGCAGCAGGGGCGCTTCGTGGTCAAGAATTAAACTCCGTAATGGAACAAACACCACGAGTAGCATCCGCTATTGCAGCAGAGCTTGGAGTAGGAATTGGTGGCCTGAGAAAGATGGCAGAAGAAGGTAAGATTACTTCTGAGGTAGTCATCAGGGCTTTCAAGAGTCAAGCAAGTGTTATTGATGAGGAATTTAAACAAGTAGACGCTACAGTTGGTCAAGGCTTCCAACAAGTAGGTCAGGGAATAGGATTAGTTGTCGCCTCCTTCATTAAAGGAAGTGGTGCAGCATCAGCATTCTCTAAGAAATTATTAGAAATAGGTGCAGCATTATCAGCAGCTGCTCCTCAAGCCGAAAAGCTAGGTGAGGAACTTGCTATATTCTTTGGTACAAAACAAAGAGAAACTACCTTTGACCTCGTACTAGACTCCCTTAAAGAACTGGGAACTTTAGGTTCAGGATTTATAGGTAGCATGGTTTCTGAAATTGTAGACTTTGCTAGTATACTTGGACAGAAGGCTTTACCATTTATACAACAGTTCACTAGTGCTGTTAATGATATGTTCAAATGGGTTTACATTCAAGTAGTAGGAAACTCTTGGTGGCCTGATCTCGTTGATGAGGTTGTGGACTACACAGACTACATATTTGAAGCTTTATTCAAGATAGAAGATTTTACTAGTAAGGTATCTGGTAGTTTTAAAAGAGCGTTAGAGACTGTTAAAGAGGGTGTTCAAAACCTTTTCGGTTCTGATGCACTTGGTACTCTTCAAGAAGGTATCATTATCACTATCTCAGCTAGACAGCTTAACCTTAGTTCAATGCAGAGTATTCTACTTGGTGTAGGATCACTATTCATTGAGGAAATGTCTAAGGTTGTAGATTACATACGTACAGAATTCCCACAGGTATTTAGTGTTGTTGCGGGTGCAGCTGCGGTACAATTCGTTAAGACTTTCGGTAATATCTATGCAGCTATCGCTGTTGCATTAGGTGGCGCGTTGTCTGCCGGATTATCTGCACGTTCTATCATAGACGTCATAGAAGACATTGTAGTAACATTGTCGGTAGGCTTAGGTAGAGCAGTAGGTAGTATCTTTGCTAACCTTCCTGAATTTGCAATCGGATTTGGCATAGCTCTCTTTAAAGCGCTAAGCGAATTCGGACAAGCATTCCTACGTGAACTAGGCCCAGTCGGTCAACTCCTAAACGCTATCTTTGGTAGCCTTGGTGGGGTACTGGTAGGTAGTGTAGTAACTGCGTTTATCTCTATTAACTTTGGTAAACTTCTATTTGGAAGTAAGTTTGCTTCTGCAGCTCAAGCTGTATTTAGCAGAATCAAGTTTAATTTTGGTGGTAAAGGAACTAATGCTCAGGACTTCTTAGGTCTAACTAGTATATTTAACATGCTCGAACCCGCAATTGGACGGGTAGGCAAGAAAATGAAAGCGCTTATTGGCTTAATCGCTGCTG